GCACGTCGATATTTTCTGCTTGTCGCATGTTTTCTTGAGTCGGCCTTGTATCTGTACCTAAGACCAGTCCTGCGCAGCGTCCAATTGCGCTAGTAACTGTGTCCTCAACGAACCATTTTTTCATGTTCACGTTATACGTTGCGACGTTGCCGAATGCGTAGTCAATACCAGCTGGTTGATCGTCCTCGTATTTTTTATATATTCGGCATTCAACCAAGATGTAGCCCTGTTTGATATCTACGTCAATGATTGAAGTGTGGATTTTGCCGTTTGGAAAGGTCGCCCAAAAGCGTTTAATGCGCTCGGCAACGCCTTCATAATTGTCTAAAAAGCCGCTCATTTTCTGGCCGCCCGTCCGCCTGCAATCTTGCCGCGTACATAGCCAACGCGATTGCCTTCTCTAAGGCCAAGTGTGTAACCAACCGTAAATCCTAAAAAGACTCCTAGCAGTAGCCAAGCGGCCACTTCTCCCAATGTATACATTTTGCTCCCGTTTCAGGAAGCTACTGCACTTCGCTCCCTGTTAAAAGAATGAAGCAAAGATCTGACAAGGTCAAGGATTAGGCGTAATTTTGGGCGTGTCGCTAGGCGTTTTGTCTTTCAGGCCGTTAGAGGCAAGTACTCCGCCAAGTGATCCAGTCAAGAAAATGGCTAGCGTTTTAAGTAGGTCAATGAAAGCCGCGTCATTTGGAGCTTGAGCCGATACCGGCTGAGTCACAAAAATCAAGGCGTAGGTAATTCCTAAAGTTACAATCAAGAAAACAACCGAAAGAGTCATGCCAATAAATAAAATCAACCGGGCTTTAATATCCTCTGGCGATAAGCGCCGTTGATACCTAGGGCGATTTTGGTTGTGGCTTAATAATGTCTCCAAGTAAGTCCTCTGTGCAGACGCCTTGCGCTTCGCACCTTGGTCGCTGACATTCATCATTTTCCCAATTTTCAAACTCTTGACATGGATAACGTGTATAACCTTGATAACCGCAAGCAGACAGCGCCAGCAAAAGGCACAATGCCAGCGCTGCCGCTTGCAATTTCAAAATCACTTGCGGCCATAAACCGTATCTTTAGGATTTAGCCAGCGCATAAGTACCGGCACAACGGCCGCAACTCCCGCTGACAAAATGGCTTTAGGATCTGTCACACCTGCCAGATAAACTGCGAGTCCAGCTGCAATAAATGATCGAGCATAACTGGCTAGCATAGGCTTTAATTCATTCATTTCTTTTTCTCCTTGACAGCCGTTTTCGGCAGCTGTACTAAAGGAAATTCTCCAGCATATTCGGCAAATTTTGGCCTACCGAAACCAACAATCTCTTTGCCTAAAAATCGCTGTTTGATCATCACCATGCCACCGTTGCGCTGATCGCCAGTGCCAGAGGTGTTGCCCTCGACGCAAAAGACACTTATTTTGCCGATCTTCACCACTATCCCAATATGGCTTATTCGATCGACGCCGTCATGCGGAAAGTCCATGAAGCATAGATCGCCCAGCTTTGGAACTGTGTGCCAACGTCCAAGATTTTTCATTCTTTCAGCCCCGGCGGCTGTGCTCACCATGTTTGAGATTTTTACGCCAGCTTCATTTGCGCACCAATTGACAAAAGAACCGCACCAAGGCAAGCCGTCGGCTTTTGTAAATTTACCGTATTTGGTGAGGTTGTTGCCTTCCTCAATTGTGCCGACTTCTGCAAGTGCAACTTCGATCAAAGCTGCGGCTGTGTCTTTAGGATAATTCAATTGTGTGCTCCGAGTTTGAACATTCCCAACGCTTCAGCTCATTTAACAATAATTCCTCGTGTCCGCATTTAGGCATTGGAGCAATAAAAGCATCGTCGATTGGATCGTATGTATAGCCAATTCCTGCATAGTTAAAGCGGATTTTGTTATTGTAGCTTGTTCGTTTGCATATTTGTCCTCTAAAATTGCCGTACCAAGTCTCAGGATCTAAGCCTTCAATTAGTTCTGTTTCATCTTTACCAGTAATTACTTCCGTTACGACTGAGTTATCATCTAAGAACGCATAGTGAGCCATTAAATAGTCACCGTTCCTGTTCCGGCTGTGAATTCATATATGCGATAGCCGCCGCTTGTTGTAGTTGTGTAAGTTAATCCACCACCGATAGAAGTTAAAGGTGCTTTGCTGTCTGAATAACGAAGAATTACAATTCCTGAGCCACCATTTCCACCTACACCCGAACCATCTGAACCTGATCCACCAAAGCCGCCATTGCCTCGGTTTGTCGTTCCATTTGCGCCATTGTGATTTGCAGCGTTTGCGTTTCGTCCGTCTCCGCCTACTGCATAAGTAACTGATGAACCTGAATAACTATTAGCTGTACCGGCTCCACCTGTTCCAGATGTTGTGCTGTTAGGTGCTGTTTGTCCTGCTGCGCTTGCACCACCGCCACCGCCTGAAGGATAAGGCGAAGCAGTTTGTCCGCCGTTTCCACCACCTGCATTACCTTGACCCGATGGAGAAGCTGCGCCACCAAATGTTGTTGCACCGCCGTCCGCTCCGCCACCGCCACCTGATCCACCTGCTCTACCGTCACGATTTGCTGCTTGTCCGTCTGACATACCACCGCCACCGCCACCAGTTGAGGTAATCGATGAAAATACAGAGTTACTACCATTTCCAGGAACTGTATTGTAATTAGTTCCAGTTCCACCAGCGCCGACCGTTACTGTGTAGCTGCTGCCTGCAGAAACAGAAAATCCTGAAGCACTTTTATATCCACCTGCTCCACCGCCAGAGCGAACTGCTCCACCACCGCCAGCAACTACTAAGTAATCAACGGCAGTTGGTGTACGCGGATAATTTTGAGAAGCGACAATTCCAAGAATTGGAGACATTAGCTAAGATCGCCTATAACTGTGAATACATTGCTAGCTGTGCAAATAATTGTGCAAGCAGAGTAACGCGCTCTTAATACTGGAGCGGCGGCGGTTGCACCTGTTGATGTAATAGTCACACCAGCACCGGCAACAAATGAAGTCAGGCCAACACCAATAGATTGCACATTTATCTGATTACCAGCTGAAAAGACAGAAGGCGGAATTGTCACTGTGACCGCGGCAGCGTTTGAAGTTGTTACAAGTTTTGCGCTATCTGAGGCAACAAGTGTGTAAGTTGTGCCTGTCTGTGCGTTAAATGACAAAGTTGTATCGTCTTGCTCAATCCAAGCAAAGTCCATGTTTGTATTTGAAGCTTTAGACAAAACTTGACCAGTTGTTCCGCCAAGCAAATCCTGCATTGAGGTATCGACACCTTGACCAAAGACGTTAAAATCCGCCGGCAAGTCGGTAACTAGATCAGTGGCCGTCGGCATGACCCAGCCAAAATATGTTGTTGGATTAGCCATTTATTTTCCTTTCAGGTTTATGACACGATTGTCGCATATTGCCACTGTAAAATTGGCGACACGCTTGCCCAAGTCTCAGTAATTGGAACGTCATTCCAACGCATAGCCTGCAAAGAATAGGCCAGTGGAGACATGACCAAGGTGATTGCTAGCTCGTTATAGCTAGCCCTAAATGTAAAGCCTTCAACAAAGCCTTGAAACGTTCCAGCTGACATATTTGTAGGCAAGTCGTTCAAGGCTATGGGCTGACCCATAAATATGTTAATTAGGCTATCTCGATCGCCATTGTCCAGCTCTGGATTTGTCAACGCAAAGGTAATTTGCTCAAAAATTGGCTGAGGATAAGCTCTTAACGCGAGATAAAATGCTGCTTGAGATTCTGCGTCTGCTTGATGTTTTATCGTTGTGCTTATGATTTGAGCCAAATTACCATAAAGGCCGACTGACGTTTCATCTCGATCGCTGACTTCGCTGCCGCTGCTAATCCCATATTTAATCGTCACGTCATTGCGGACGTCACCAGCTCTAGTTTTAATCGTTATTCCACGCCCTAGCGCATGATTTGCTGTTAAATCGGTGTAACCATTGGCCGCCAAATAAGTTGTTCTATGAGTTGAGTCTGCGTAACCAATCTGGCCGTTGGCGTCTTCATAAATGTAGCCAAGACCAGAAGTGGCCAGAGCTGCAACCAGATCATAAACAACAGTCCTCGATGATGAACGTTGCGCAAGCTCATAATTGCCCGGCGTATCTATTTCGCCCAATCCTGTGTCGCCTGCATTTGCCCAAGTAGTTGTCGGGTCATAAGTCGCCCAAGTTAGCGCAGCTGGTACTTGCTGCCACTGAGCAAATAGGACTTCTCGCAAGATTGTCTCAATCTGATCGCCTTCAAAATCGTGTGTTAAAACGCCGTTTGTAAGCGCCTTCTGAAGCCTTGCCAGAGCGCCCAAGGCAGTAATTGTTACCTCTTGCGTGTACGCGGTTGAGCCGACCTCTGAGACGCTGACAGCGATATCCACGATTGACCCGCCGAAAATAGGCTGATAAACGGCAGAAGTGTCTTGAACTTCGACCGACAATGTGTCATTTATTTGATAGTCAATAGCAGCTTGATTAAACACGATTAACGTGATCGAGCAATAACCAGCTTGCGCCTGCTCATAGATATTTGTCCGTCCAGAGGTGATGTTTAAGCTAGCCAGCACTGAGTCAGTAACGTCAACGCCAGCAACCTTTACACGCCAAACAGGCGTCCATTGTGTCATGCCAGTGCGACAAGGCCAGCAGCGCCGCCTGTTCCTCGAAAATATGAGTCATTCAAGACGTTGACAATCGTGCGCGCTGTGCCTTCGGCGTCTATCGCTCCATTGACTGTCACGTTAAAGGCTGGCAGCAGATTTTTACCAATAGAAGCTGATTGTGTGAATGAATTATTGGCTGTTGATGAAGCGCGCGCCGCGCCTGAAACCGCGCTGGCAACTCCAGCACTTGCAATGCTCGGAACTTTAATTGGCGGCGATGTTGCCATTGTGACAGATGAGCTTAAAGCACTTGAACCTAATACGCCTGAAATGCTACTGAATGAGCCGCCTGATTGTGCGCCGCCAGCTGAAACAGGTTTTAGATCAGGCAAGCCAAGGTTGACTGCGTTGTAAGCCCTAATCAAAAAATTAATTCCGTCGATCGTTCCTTGAATTAAAGTATTTATGACCTTGATTACCGATCCAATTACGCCCACCACTGCCCCAGCGATCTTACCGACAGTCTGCAAAGCGCCACCTAATACGGTGACAAGTACCGGCACAACGTAACTTTGTATAAACTCAATAAATAAAATGAACGACTCTTTATTATCGTCAATTGCTTTTGTAATTGGTTTGAAGAAGTCTGCAAATTTGCCTAGCGCTGGCACTACTTTGTTGACTACAAATTCAACAAGACTTTGAATAATTGGCAACAAGCGCGCGCCGATTGACTCTTTTGCCTCATCAAATGTGACCTTAAGCCTTTGCATTCGGCCAGCAAATGTCTCTGAGTTAGCCGCAGCTGCACCACCAAATAAATCTGACAGTTTTGTCTGTACGTCCGTAAATGACATTGCCTTTAGCTCAGCGGCAGATAAGCCAATTCCTAATTTGCCAAGAGAGGCAGTGTTGCCGTCGTAAGCTTTGCCAAGCGCGTTCGCTACTGAGTCC